GTGCCTTTGCATAGTTGACTGCTTCTACCTGTGCCTCTCGCCAGAACTGTGGCAAGTCTATCTTCTTTACATTCTTAAGTTCAAGGATGTAATTCTTTCCTGCGATGGTGGCAACTAAGTCACCCTCATCTTTACTGCCAGCCTTAGTGAGACGCTCAACTAGCACACCGATTTGTTCACGTAACCATTTCATTGTGCCAGTCTCATAGCCTGAGCCTTTGCGTCCGTTGGGGTTAGCCATTAACTTGCGCTCTTATCCTTACGCAAGATGCGCTGTGCCCACGATAGACCAGCGTTAAGTCCATCAGTCCACTCATCAGTGACAGGTACCTTTGCTGCTTCAATCTTCTGAATCAACTTCTCTGTCTCTTCTTTAATCTTTAGTACTACAAGAGCACGAGTCTCCTGCGTTACATCATCTTCTTCTTCTCTAATCATTTAGTTTCCTTTAATAGTATCGTAAACAATATAAACAAGAGCAACAGTTACTGTAACTAGAATTGTTACAAGACATACCTGAGTTATGTTCATCATTAGACTTGACATCTTTTACCCGTTCTCTGGTATATCTTCAACGTACATATACTCAGGGTTAAATGATAGCCAACAAGTTAGGTTGGCGTTAGCATCGGCACGCCCGTATCTGTTCTTCACTGGAGCAATAGCCATAGAAGTACCGACGATACCAAGAGTGCAGATAAGAGCGGGGAGTTGAGCCACCTTCCCTTGTAGTGCTGAACGTGGCTGGCAAGGATTACCCAGTACACCTTCAGAAGTATGATGGAGAATAATAATCCCAGCGTTAGTTGCACGAGCAAGATACTTTAACTCCTTCATAATTGCACGCATAGATGCGAACTCTTCACCACCATCTGTTGCTATATCCATTAGGTTATCTACGAAGATAGCCTCAGGTGGTACACCCCAGAGTTCCTCAAAGGCTTCTACTTCTTCGAGGATATCTTGCAGTGTTGGTGAAGATTCAAATGACCAGACGATATGGCTTGCTCTATGGAGCACAGCCTTAGTCCATCCAGTATCGGTATTCATTAGGTACTCAACGTCTGTCTGATTCTTACCGCTAATCATTGACGCTAGACGCATAGCCATAGTATGTGCGTTAGTATCTGCAGAAATGTACAGAGTGGGAACGTGCATACGAAGGGCTAAAGCCAGTGCTAGAGTGGACTTTCCGACCCCTGGTACACCTGCCAGCATAGAGACTTCTGCTCTACGAAAGATAATCTTGTTAGCATCAAAGGTCTTGAAGCAACTAGGTAGTGGTTCTCCGCCTATGTCAGAGCGACCAACGCTTCTTACTAGCGTCCTCACTTCTTCTTAATCCAATACTGGTCATTGACCACTAGGGTTTCATACTCTTCGTGATGACGGGCTAAGAACAAGTCAATGCCTAGTGCTGGTGTCAACTCAGGTGATGCATCTCCACCCCACGTGTAGTCATCGAATGCCATAATGCCACCAGACTTTAACTGTGGGAAAGACAGTTCAGCATCCATCAATACACCCACAGTTGTATGGTCTGCATCTACATAAACAAAATCGTAGTCAGGTTCTTTGCGTACGCTTGTAAGAAACCAAGTGGTTGTCACATCAAAGGATTTAATTCTATCTTTATATTTGTTAGTCTTTAATCTGTATGTGTTGTAGACATCATTGAAATCCATAGACTCGTGCGCTTCTTCTGCGCTACCTTTCCAAGTATCCACATCTATGAGCCAACAATCTTTACCAGTAAGAATGTTCTCGCACATCCATACGCTGGCATCACCTGTATACACACCCAACTGCAAGAACTTTAAGTTGTCCTGTCCTGCTAGCGGTGTAAGAAACTTTTCAAAATTATGTTTAGCGGTTTGTTCAAACCAATTCGGATATTCCACTGACATCTCCTGTCGATTAATGTTATAAGTGGGGCAGTCACCTTCCCCGATTAACTACCCCACTTATAATTCTTATTTAGTTTACTGGCTTACATTGGTCGGGAGTTCCCTGCGGAGTCGGGCAAGCCCAGAAAGCGTAAGGCTTCCCAGTTGTCTTGCTCATTCCCTGTCGGAATATTCTCGCGCCGTGTACGCACGTTGGTGTTGTTGGATGCGCCGATGCGCTCTGTTGGGTGGGTGCTGGTGCCCCACCGAATGGATTGTCCGCCTGGGTTTGAGTTAAGAATCCAGGTTGCGTTGTGTTTGTAGTGGAACTCTGCGTTGATAAAGGGAGCACGGTGTAAGCACCTGCTACCTTCTTAGATACTGCTGCAATCTGAGTTGAGTAATCGCCAATGCCTTCTAGCAATACACTCAGTTCATCTGCACTACCTGCACGTACGTTAATCAAATCTCCATTAGGAGACTTCATAGAAACTTGTAGTTTCCAGTCTTCGTTTGTCATTTGTGTTCCTTCTTAGTGAATTGGCAGTGTTCTTTTAAGCCACAGAAACTGCACGATTGTAGGTTCGGTAGAAATATACCAGCCTTACGAGCCTTGTCAAAGCCATCCACGAAATATTCAAGGGTGTCTAAGGTATATCTACTTAGGTCAATCATCTCTCCTGTCCCCGATTCACGAGACATCCAGTAGTTTCCTAGATTGACTGGAACTCCAATCATCTGCTCGACTCCTACTTTGTAGAAGCCTAACTGAAGGTCAGAGGTTGGTCGTGTGCGTGAAGTCTTAAGGTCGACAATCACAAGTTGTCCGTTAACCTCAAAAATTCTGTCGATGAACATCTTCACTGGCACGCCTGCGATGACTGGGTTTAGTTCCAACTCAATAGCGCGGACGCCTTGAGGTGTGGTCCATATCTTCCAGTCAGGGTTATTCTGTCTCCACTTGATGTAGTTGTCTACCCAAACAGAGCCATTAATATTCCACCAATTGCCATCCTCTTTGTTAGGATTATCTTTGGTGGCTCGACCTGCTCTACGAGCAGTCTCAAGATTTAGTCCTTCGGTTTCCTTGCGCCAGGCTTTCGCCCACAATTCATTCGTTGTCGTAATCATACAACTCCGTTGCGTGGTGGAAAGCACGTCCTCCTGCTGACCAGATGGATGGTTCCTCAGGAACCTGAAGTAGTCTACCTAGGTAATACTGATAACCACAGGTAAGGTAAGTTGTAAATGCTGAGTAAGATATATGCTCAGGTAAAGTATATTCGTTAAGTTTAATCATCGAGGAAGTCTGCTAAGTAATCGACTTCTTCACGTAGTTCTTTGATGTCTTTACGCAAATCATCAATAGCATTTGCAAGGGCAAATGATGCCTCAAAGATACCTTGATGTTCACGTTCGTGTGCGAATGGATTCCACATAGTTGCTCCTGTCGGTTAGTTTAGATAGACCCCCTCAGAGGACAGGAGGTGACTCAATGAGGGGACCTATCTAATATTCAGTTGATTATTATATATAATATATATATTATATAGGCGCCTAGCGCCTTATATAGTTTTTATTATTAATAATAATTTAAGTATACACACACCCTGACCTGATGGGAAGTATTCGACACGCCGAGAATGACAAATAACCCCCCACCAGTAGGATAATACCTACCGATGAGGGGCTAAGTGTCTCTATCGCCCTGTTAGGGGCTTAAATGGGGTGGTTCTAGGCTACTTCTTGCGACCAAACTCAGGTGAGTTAGTGTCCAAAGCCTTCAGCACTGGACCTACGATGCCTGCTACGAATGCCATAGCCAACTTCTTAGGGTCGTGCTCTCCTGCCATATACAGTGCTGTTACAGCAGTTGCTGCAGCACGGAAGTATGACAGTCCGATTTGCTTTAGTTTCTCTGTGTCGAACATATGTTCTCCTTATGACTTAAAGACTGGCTTCCCGAATCCTACTATATAAACAGGTAGGGACTTCTTCAGGGCTGCGCCATTCTTTGCTTTGTATGCACGCTTCTTTAGGCAGACTTGCCCTCCGTTGCGCTGGTCACCCTTCTTGTCAGGTGCTGTGTTGCCTTCGATGGTGATTACAGTTCCATCTCCGTTGTCTCGTACCACGATTCCAACGTGACTAATGCGGTCAATACCATCGTTAGGAAAGTCAAAGAAAACAATATCGCCAGGTAGCGGTGTTGCTTCATCTACTTTTTCCCAAGCATTCTTTTTAATGAACGCTTGTGCTCCCGCCAACGTGCCGACCACATTAGGAATCTTAAGTCCCACTTCATTTGCACACCACATCACGAACGAGCCACACCAAGGTAGGAAGTTAGCCTTAGTGAAAGCACCGTACTTAGTCTCGTTGTCCTTTGGTCCTTCGATAACACCGACTTCCTCACGGGCTACCTTAATAAAGTCGCTACGCTGACCCATATTATTCTGCCTTTCTAGCGTCGACCTTAGCGAATGCAGCGTTGATTTCTTCTGCATCCAACTTGCCATCGGCAAGGAAGAATCGTGCTAGTGCTTCAATTACTGTGGCTGCACCTAGTGCACCAGCAAGCACTGCTGCTTGCCAGACTTCAATTCCTACAAGGGAACCTGCACCGATAACGCCAAGTGATTCGGCAGCAATGACTGCGATGATACGCATCATTACATTTTTGAATGTATCCATTAATCGTCCTCTGAGTTTCTTAGTTTGTATGTAACTCCCCAGATAATTGTTGAGATTGCAATTGCATATCCAACAACCGTCTTGGCAGAACCGTCAAGGACTACCCAGGCAATGAACATACCTAGCAGAGTCCACAATTGATTTGCTATATCCGAAAAGAACTTCTTCATTATGGTTTTCTCCTGTATGCTGCAGCGCCAGCAGCAGCGGTTACTGCAGCCTGTCCAGCGATTTGACCTACAATGACTGCAGCAACAATGGTCTTCTCGGACTCTGTTCTTTCTTCGGTACTCATATCAGCACCAATAGAACCAAGTGCAAGGAGTGCCTGTGCTGGGTCAGTAAAAATTGCGTTGATTAATTCTGCTGGGTTCTCAAGAACTACCAGCGCAGCAGCAACTTCTGCTGTGATAACAACTTCGTTTCCATTCTCATCTTGACGAACTTCAACTGGAGTCTCAGGTGGTAAGTCAGCATAGGTAAGACCTGCTGCAGCAATTGCTTGTGCTGTTACTGGTTCTCCTTGCGCTGCTTCAATAAGCGCGTCTGCTACAACTGCTCGTTCTTCTGGTGTAGAATTTTCTGTAGCCACAACTGGTGGCTCAGGTTCTACTGCTGGAGGTTCGGGTGCAATATCAACTACTGGTTCTGGTGCAGGTTCTGGAAGAGGCTCTGGTAAAGGCGGAATCTCTTCTGCAGGCTGTTCCTCTGGAGCAGGCGGTTCTGGAATTTCGGGTGCAACTTCTTCAACAGGAGGTGCAGGCGGTTCTTCGACAGGCGCAGGCTCTTCAACAACTGGTGGCTCTTCAGCAACAGGGTCTGGTTCAGGAGCAGGGTCAACCACCACTGGAGGCGGGTCTGCAATCACAACAGGGTCAGGCATCACAACTGGTGCAGGCTGAGGCGCAGGTTGAGGTGCTGGCTGCGGAGCAGGTACGGGAGTTGGTTGAGGTTCCACTGTTGGAGATGGAAGAGGAGAAGGCGTAGATGTTTCTATCGGAGTTGATGACGGGCTGGGTTCTGGGGTTAATATTGGGGATGGTGACGGGCTTGGTTGCGTCGCTGTTTCTACTGAAGGACTCGGAGACGCAGTGGGTGTGGCAGTCTCGGAAGGAACGGGACTAGGTGCTGGTTGCACTACATCTGCTGTTACAACAGGTGCAACATAAACACGAGTAAGCCCTGCTTCTTCTAAAGTGACAACTCTACCGTCAGGTAAGCGAACACCAGTGCGAGTATTTAACCCTGCTTGTACATCTGAAAGATAAGTAATTGTTAGGGTGCTGTCAGCATTTATGGCAGCAGTTACAACGATAGTAGACAGCGGAACTCCAGCAGCATTAATGCCATAAGGTCGAACTGCTAGGTCAACTTGAAATCCTGCTTGACTAGAAGTAATAATCAAATGTTCATCAGGTGCTCTCCATCCAGCAGGATAAGAGTTAGATGGATTTGGATTAGCAGGGTCAAGTACTACCCAGTCATATGCATTAACTGAAATTGATGGAGTCACTGGATAATTAGAAAAGTCATTATCCTGACGACCAAAAACAATTGTTGAATTAGTAGTTGCATAAACTGCTGTATAGGTTTCCCCTTGGAAATTGACAGCAGTAGGCAGGGCTACTTGATAAGACACATCATCTCCACCACAAGTGTCCTGTACAAGAACTGGTGTTGATGCTACGGTATTAGAATCTGTTGACGGTACTTCAGTATTAAGCACAGTTGCTGCAGTAGATGCTGTTGCTACTGATTGTGCAGTAGTCACACAAGTTGCCTGTGCTGATTGTGGTAAAAAGAAAAAGGATGTTCCTAGGATAAGGAACAGTACTGCTAGTTTACTACTTGTCTCTCTCGCAAAGCAGGAGATAAATTTGGTCAACTCGTTCTTCCAATCGGTTCACTTGGTCTTTCACGGAACCGCCCCCATTTGGTTTTAATTCGTATAGATAATGCTTTACTAGCCATCTGACAAATGCCGCAAACCCTGCGAGTATTGTCATTACTGCTACGGTTAACGCAGCCCAATCTTGCGCTGTCATATTATACCGTCCTGATTTGTACAGTAATAACTCCACCGAATCCGCTGAATCGCTTATCAGGTGGTGTCATACGATTGAATGAAATTTGTTCGATAACTGCTTGGCGAGATTCGCCAGTAGTCAGGTCTTGCCAAGTAAGTACGTCACCTGTTTCTTCGATTTGCTCAAGTACTTGAATCTTCTCAAATGCTTTGCCCTCGTAACCAATCATTGAGTTGTATCTATCTGTCTCTAAGTCAAAGCAATAGACAGGGAACTGTATGACTCGCTGACGAGGTGTAGCAATGGTTGCCTTAGCCTGGTATCCCTTGAATGTAGGACCAGCAGATGATGTTGTTGCATCACGATAAAGGATAAACTTATAGGCTACGTATTCCTGCGCCGTAGCAGGTGATGATGTGGTTACTTCAACAGGAGTAATGCTTGAATCGTAGGAGATGTGGTCATACTCAACGCCATTCTTGTCCACTGTTTCTAGTGTCATAGAACCGTAGGTGAAGTCACCGCGTCCTAGCAAACGTTTAAAGTTCTTAGGTTCAAGAGTTCCGTATCGGATGTTGCCTGTGGTCAGATACCCTGATGTGCGCAGCGTAGCGGAGTCTTCAATGTAGATTGCTCCATCTGTTGTGCCATTGTTGGCTGTACAGAATACAAGTCTGTCGGCTACTGTTGGGTCATCGTTACCGACGAATGCACAAGCCGTTGTCTTGTATCCAGATACGCCATCCATATATAGGTCGTTAGCGTAAGCAAAGCGCAGGGTTTCTAGTTCGTTAGATAGGTCAATGCGGATAACGCCAGGTTCCCCACCAACGCTAGTTGCACACCACACATAGTGGTCACGGGAAGCGAAGTCAAAGCAAGGCTGAGTTGTTTCTACAATCAACGGACCATAGTTGAGTGAACCATCCACATCGGACGCTGTTGCTACTCGGACACCTCTGTTGGTACCAATCATCATATAGCCAAGATAGTAATAAATTTTGTGGACAATCTCACCTGCTGGAAGTTATGCTGCCACAATCGCTGATGTCAGCGTAGGCATTACACCTGCTGTAGATAGTGTGAACTTCTGAATAGTTGATTGGATTCCATTATAGCCAGCGATGTAAATAGCGGGACCTGATGCTGCAATAGATGTATAGACGTGGCTAGAATTTGTCTGTGTATATACTGGCGTAGGTATAGCAGTTGCTGATGAAGAGAACTCATAGACTTTGTTGTCGGCACACATAATGATGCGGTCTTTGACATACTCCATTGTTGCATTAGAGATTGTTCCTACTTCATCAAACATCTTTGTATCAGCGCCAGATGATGTTAAAGTTAGTGCCTTTTTATAGACAGTCTTCTTTGTAGAAGTATTAGTAACCCAGTAAGCAGTTGTTCCATCATCGCATATAGCGTAGACTGGTAGGTCAGTTCCTGAGTTATAGTCAATAAAGTGGGTTACTGTTCCATCTGCTGCAATCTTATCAACATCGTACTCGTCGTGTAGCAGTACACCCTTAGTTGTGCTCCACTTAATTGGACGCAGGGATTGCTGTGCTACACCATTAGATGCAATAGGACCAGTTACAACGTGTGTAGATGTGCAAGACTTGAGCAGTGTTACCTGACCCTTGGTCCATACATTCAGACCCTTAGAGTCAGCAAAGCGATAATGCCCATTCTCATCTGTAGTTGCAGGGTCATAGAACTTAATACCTGAACCAGAGTGGAACGATGCTTGGCTACGAATCCACCAACCAGTCAGAGACTGCTCGCCAGGCTCAGTACCATTGTCGAACTGGTCCTTACGAAAGGGTGCAGTCTGACGGAGATAAGGGCGTGAGTCATTGATTGCGTAAAAGAATGGGAGTCCACCTATGGCTACGTCATAAGACATATCGGTGTTCTGCCAGACTGCTGTAGATGAAACTACACCTACGTCAACTGCGATAGAGCGTTCGGCTCTACCTTCGGTTATGTCGCGACCAGCCACGTTACTCCTTA